GTGGTGACGTTGGTGGCGGTGTATTGGGTTACTTGAGTTGCTTCGGCAATTTTAGCCGGAATTAAAACTTTGACTGTAACTGTCATTTTAATATCCTTTTCAAACGTGTTTCCAGATGTCTTTTCGGACAATCTGGGAGATTAAACTAACAGACACGCCGTATTGCGCGGCCAACACTCTTTTGCCATAATTTTCATATTGTGTACGAATGATTTGCACTTGGCTTTCCGTTAGCTTTGAATTGCCATTGGTAGAGCCTTTTGCATCCCTATTTCGTTTGTGTCGATCTTGAGTGTTGTCTGCGCTAGACCCCGGCAGTAAATGCGCGGGGTTAAGGCATTGCCTGTTGTCACAACTATGCCGGATAACTACATTTTTAATTTCAGCCAAAGTCGTATGGTTAGCCTCACAATACGCTACGCGATGCGCTTTCAACAATTTATTACCTGAATGGACAATACCGTAACCGTCACGGCTTTTAAAGCCTGTCCAATTCCAACAGCCTATTGGATTGTCCATGCCTGCGGTCTTGGCAGGGATGAGAACTTTTACGGTTACGGTCACGTTATATGCTCCTGTTAAGTAAAGCTGACTTCAATTGAAGATGTATCCGGCGGTGCCTCTGAAAACACCAGATTTGACCCACTCAACGCGTAAGTGTTTTTCTGCTGGTAGACGCCGTTGATGTAGACGTTTGTGGTGTTTTCGTTGGTTGCGTTGCCCAAGCTAAAACTGACCGTGGTGCCGTCACCGGTAAAGTTGGAAATAACAGGCACGCCCCCGCCGCTGGTGATGTTGTCATACGTTGCAATTAACACCGCTGCCGAGGTTTGCAGGACAAACTTGTAGCTGGCAAACAGCAACCAAATCTCGCCACCAGGCACCCGGCCTGCCGAGTTCAACACAATCGGGTTAGAGTGCGCTATCGTCCCCGCGCTGGTCGTGTAGGTCGCCTGCGGTGTCGTCGTACCTGCCGCGTAAGTGTAGATTAGCCCACCGGCCAGCGGCACGCCGTTGTTGTCGAAGAACTGCCAGCCAACACCGCCGAACGCTGAAAGATTTACGCTGCTCATATTTGTTCCTTAAAATTAACGCATCCGTCTTGCGCGAATTGTTCCAAATGCTGAAACCGAACCCGCGGCAAATGTTGCCTCACACACCAAATAAATGGTCGTTGTTGCCGCTAGGCTAACTCTCACCGGCGGCAATCCTTGCCCGTAATCGCTGGTGGCAGTAGTCAAAACCAGAGGCAGTCTTACAAAGGGATCAGTTCCAATACCCGAGCCGCCTGCTTGACTAGGAATTGTGTTAGTAGTGACGTTTACGCCAGTTCTAAAATAATTTGTGGTTGCACCTGTTAGCGTAAAGTCACCCACCGCAGAAACATCCCAATCGCCTGCGGTCAGACTGATTGATGTGACTGTTGCGGCGGTGGCAGTGACCAAAGAAACAGCAGAGCCAGCAACAACCGTGGCAGTGATAAGTTCGCCCACGTTGCCTGCGGTGGCGTTGTTATTTGTTTGTGTGCCGTAGCCATACGCATCAGCGCCAAAACCAAACAATGTATAGGGTTGAATTTGTTTGTAGACCGGAGCAATAGCACTTGAACCAACAATCACGTTTGTGCCGCTAGACGCATCTTCGTAGACTTGATAACCCGTTGCATCAACAGCGGAATAGAAATTTAAACCCATCAGCAAGCCATTTGTTGCAGTACGGAGTTCCACACAAACACCTAAAAATGGAGACGAAGGCGAAAAATTAGCCCTTAAAACGCTAGGCTGGCAACCATCGATAACTAAATTCCGTTGATTTGCGTTGTTTGGATTGCCAAAAGACTCGGATTGATAATCTATTAACTGGTGCTGAACGCCTTTGATATATAGACCAATACGAGCATTTGATGTACAAGAAATTCTTTGTAAAGTTATTCCAGCGCCACCGGAATCAATCACCATTCCGGCTTCTTCGGTTTCACCGCCACCTAACAAACCATTTCCAAAACATCGGATATTTGAGAATGAATACTCGCCTTGACTTGTGCCTATAGCAGCAATGCCTGTCTTGCCATTCCCATTTACAGACATGACATTGAAAGTTGACCCGTAATATCCTTCTACCAACTTTAAACCACGCTCTCTAAAATACGTGATGTTGACATTGTAAAAATGGCATTCAACATTAAACGCGACGCTTTGAGGATCGACAACGATACCGTTTCCAGTTGTACCGCCTGGGCCAACGCCTGCGCTTGTGATCGCCCCAACCCACGTAATGTTTTCCATTCCCAACACAACGCGGTAGGTGTTTACGGGGTCTTGCCGAACAAGCAACCCATCTTTGTTTATTTGCGATTGCCAAATAACCACGCCACCCGTGACCACATTAGGCAAATCAGCATCAGTCGTGTAATCAGAATCTGGGCCTGAAATAACAGGGCCAGCACCAAACCAGCTCTGCGTTTTCTTTATGCGAAGCGTGTCCGTTATTTTATAGGTGCCTACGGGGAAAAAGATTCCGCGATATTGCTGGTTACTTTCCGCTGCCGTAATAGCCGCTTGAATAGCCGTTGTATCATCAGTAGTTCCATCGCCAGTCGCACCGTAATCAAATACATTAAGGACTGCGCCATTGATCATGCTGTAGGAAACTTTTGTGAGTGCCATTATTTAGTCCTTTAACGTCTGCGTCGTGCAATGATTGTTCCAAGTGCTTTTGGCGTTCCGGTGCTGTATTCTGTAAAAAATTTAAGGTATACCGTTGTTGTTGACCCAAGTTGCAAACGATACATCGGAATTGAAGCACCAGAATCAGCAGCTACTGTTGCATTTGGAAAGGTTAACCGGTTATAGCCTATAGTCAAACCAGTTGCAGAATTACCAGATGTGACCGAAATTCCTAGCCGAGTCTCGCCAGTCATTGTTCCTGGTGTAGTTTGCTGAGTCACCGCTGCAATATCCCAATCGCCAGCCGTCAAAGAAATTGAAGTCAGATCGCCCCAAGTACCCGTTGCAGGGTAGTTTGTAAGCGCAGAGCTAGACATAACGCTTTCACCGACACTCCCCGCCTGCGCGTCATTTGTGGTTGTTGTTCCGACAATGCCTTTGGTTTGACTTGGAGTAATGGTATCTGACGCGCTTAATGTGGTGAATTTGCCACTTGCCGCTGATGTTCCGCCAATAGCCGGAGGCGAGGATAGATCAAGCGTGCCACCTAGCGTCAGATTGCCAGAGCTGGTGACAGTGCCAGTCAGCGTCAGGCCGTTGACCGTTCCGGTGCCGCCTACACTAGTCACGGTGCCAACGTAATCCGTTCCCCAAGCCGGTGCGCCGGACACAACACGCAAAATCTGGCCTGTAGTGCCGATACCCAATTTTGACCAGACATTTGATGCCGAGCCGTAGAGCAGATCGCCGGTTGTGACGGTCGTCTGGCCGGTGCCGCCGTAAGCATAGGTGATCGTGCCAAGATCGCCAGAGCCAAGCAGTGTCGTGCCGTTGACTGTCTTGATGTTGGTGCCGCTGACCAGCGCGGCTTGCTTGTTGTTAAAGGTTGTCCAGTCGGTGCTGGTCAAGTAACCATTAACACTCGTTGTTGCAGCGGCCATTGAGATTGCAGGCGTAGCACCACCAGACGACACAACGGGTGCCGTTCCGGTCACGCTCGTTACAGTGCCGCCCGAGCCGGTCGCAGACAAAGTGCCGCCAGCAAAGGCAACGCCGGATCCGATGGTGACGTTGCTGAACCCGCCAGCCCCGTTGCCGTAGAGGATCGAGGTGCCACTGGTTGCCGGCGCGTAGTCTGTGCCGCTGGTGGCCGCGCTGATCGCGGTGCCGTTGCCCTTGAGCAGCCCGGTGATGGTCGTGGAGAGCGTGATCGCTGGGGTTGTGGTTGCTGTCGCTACGGTTCCAGCCAGCCCGTTGGCCGACACCACCGACACGCTGGATACAGTGCCGGTTGTAGGTGCCGCCCATGTTGGCGTTCCCGCACCTGCACTGGTTAGCACCTGGCCCAATGTGCCCGCTGCGCTTACCGCAAGTGCTGGCCCGGTGCCGTAGGCTATGCCACCCGCCGTTGGGCTACCGTCAAGGTTGTAGTTGGCAATGGTGCCGGTCTGCACAACCGGCTGAAGATACGCCCCTTGGATGGCCGCTTCTGCATTTGCAAACTGCGACATCATCGACATCAGTTGCGCGGTGTCGAGCGTGGCTAGAAAATCGCCCGATTGATCTTCGTATTGCGGGGCGATGTTCTGATTGATCTGAATCAGCAGCTCGGCTAGGTCAGGCTGGTTAGGTGGCCCAAGCTGCAATTCTTCCAGCGTGATAGGGTTATTACCGCTGCCGGTCAGGACAAAAAGATTAAGAAAAAAACGATACCATTCCCGCGCCATAAGGCCGGTGCGTTCGTCAATGAACGGCACCCTTGGCGCGGGGATGTTGGTGATGTTGAGGTTAGGCATTAGTCGGAGTAACAAACAGTTCAGCGCCCATAATGGCAATTTTTACCGGATCGGTGCCCGACACCTCATAAACCCTGTCGCGGATCTTCTCGGTCATGCCAAGCCTGCGCCAGATGGTGCGGGTGCCGTAAGCCCCCAGCTTACCCATTGAGTTCCAATGTTCGTTTGACCAGGTATGCCCCGCGTCGTCCGACCAGCGCAGCATGACCTGCGGATCGTAACCCGGTGCCGCAGTGTAGGCTTCGGTTTCCAGCGCATAACCGTTGTAATCCTCGGCAGGTTGCACTTGAGTCACCAGCGGTTCGTTACCGTCATTGGCCTCGGTAACTAACTGGTCGCTGGCTTGCGTAGTCAGATAACCCTGCACAAACTCGGCCACAATGATGTTACCGGATTCGGTGGCTAAATCTTCGGCATCGTAAGCAGGATAGGCGTTAAGCCCAATACCCGTTTCCGCATCCAACTGTAGGCTGTGGTGTGCGGTGCGCTTGAGGTTGTTTTGACCTGCTGGCAATGCCCGCCACGACCGCAACCACTTCTGAATCTGGTCATCGTCAGCGTAAACATCGAGATCAAAAGCATAGACCCGCCCATCTTCGTAGTCGCCTACCACAATCTCGTCGTTAAACGACATCTGGCAATTGCTGCGGTGCCGGACAAATTGTCCGCTTTCAAACCCTGCGCGTTCGTGCCACAACTGAGTAGAAACATCGTAAACCCATGTGGTTTCGGCAGACGGGAATATCAGCACATAAAACGGGTGCCCGTCTTGCTGATAGGTGTAGCCGATGGCATCGGTGATGTTGCCGTAGCTTTGGATGGCGTATTCAACAGCGTTGGTCGAGATACGCGCAGGCGTGTAGCCGTTAGCCCGGTAGACTATCCCACGCCCGCGAGCATCCGAACCCAGCCAGAACACGCTGTTGTCCAGCTTGGCTACCGAATACGCTGCCTCGCACCCTACCTCCATAAACGCGCCTTGAATCCGCGCTAATGGAAAGTCAGGCGTTCCCGCGTCATACCAAACCTCGACGCTGGTGTTGCCGAATAGGAATATCTCGCGGTGGTCTACGATCAAGGCCACCACATCGTCGGGATAGCCTTCCGCGCTGGCAAAATCCAGCGGGTCTATGGCTGTGCCGTCCAGCAGGCTGGTTACCCAAAACTTTTGCGAGTTTGGCTCGTTGAATACAAAGTAACCATCCAAGTAACCAACCGAGCCAGCGCCGGGAAAGTCTACGTCGGTAATTTGTGCAAACGCCAACGTGGATACGTTGTAGATGTAACTAGCTGGGTTGCAGGCGATGAATATCTGGGTGCCGTTGTCGGCCATGCTGACCGGGCCGGTGCCTGACACGGAACCTATTAGCGTAGTCACCCAACTTGTGTTTAGGCTGTAGAACTCACTGCCGGACACTACATAGGCAATGCCATTGGTGACCCACAGGCCGCGAATAGGGCCATCACCAACGGTTGCAAGCAACCGCAAGCCAGGACACCGCAGCAGGAAGCCCGCCTCTTTCCCACCGCTGCCTTCCGGCACCGCTTCGGGAAACAGGTTGACCATGCGGTTATCTGCCGCATTGATTGACCGAGCGACATAGCTGCCGCCGAGGATGGGCGTTTTCAATTACGCCGTAACCGCTTTGATGACCGCAAACGCAATCACAATGGCTTCAGATAACGAACCGGCGGTGATGTTCCGCACGTTAATGCTGGCCGAACCCGCCGCAGATTGAGCATTGAGCAGGTAAGAACCCGCAGTGCCGCCGCTAATGTGATTCAGTATCAGAATGTCGCCAGCTTCGATTACCGTGTTGGTCAATGTAAAGCTGACCGTGGTATCTGAGGCAAGCGCGGCAGCGTTTAGCGTAATTTGGCCGGTTGATTTGCTCAACGTTACACCAGTTGCTTTGCTGGTGGCTTGGGTAACAGTGCCGCCAGAGCCGGTTGCATAGCCAACTTTCCCGGTGCTGCTAACGACAATATTGCCTGTGGTACTAAGGCTGGTGCCGGTTGCCGCACCGATTACCGGCGTAGTCAGCGCCATTGAGGTGCTGGTGCAGGCGCTAATCACGCCACTGGCAACAGTGCCCAGTGCTGGTGTGACAAACGTCGGGCTGGTAAAAAGATTGGTGACCGACAGTTGTTTTGTCGTGCTGGTAGTTGCTTGAACGATTGGCAGCACATCAGCGCCAGCCTGCGAAGTGGCAACGGGTAGAGCAGAAATTGCGATATTAGCCATGTTAGTAATTTCCTGCGTAAATGTTAAACCGCTGGCGAGTCGCCACTATGCTATACGGCAGGCTCATTACGTCGTCGGGGTTGTTGATCCGCTTGATGTTGCGTTTGCTCGACATAGCAATCCGTTGCACTTGGGGCGGCGGCTCTACGCCAAACTCGGCGGCAATCTCAGACGCTAGATTGAACCGGAATGCTCGCAGGTAGCCTGGCGGCACCACCAGTGTGGTTGCTAATGTAGCCGGTTCTGTTAGCTCGGTTACGCTAATGATGTGCCAATCCAACGCCTTAGTCGGCACCGGATAGATTACCATCTCTATGTTTGGCATGGTCATGTTTACAAACAAGACCTGCGGGTAAGTGCTGGTGACTGTCTTTACCGCAATACCGTTGTACTGCGCTTGGTTTATTAGCTTAATGCCAAAACTGATATTGTTTGACGGGTCACGAAAATACGTTGAATCGTCCACCAATACCGGACGATTGCCGACAAAATCGCCCGTTGGCCCAAGCGTTCGGGCTGCGGTAGACGCAGGCCAAGTAAATACTTGGTCTTGCGTTGAGAACACAGACAGACGTTCAGAAGACCAGCTATCGAGCATCTGGTTCATTGCGGTCAACGCATCGGCTGACGTTGCCGCAGAAGGCGTTTCACCCTCGGCCAATTGACCAATCAGTCGTAACGCCCCGTTGATCTGATCGCCAGCCGTTGTGGTCATTCTTCAAGCTCCTTACGCGGCCTGCCGCGAGGTTTAGCCAGTTCGTTTACAGGCGTCAACAACGCGCCAAGTTCGTAACGCTCCCAACCATTTTTTTCGTCGGCGTCAGCTTCGGCATCTGCAATAGCAACCTTGCTGCCGTGTATCGGGTGTCGCAGGTAGATGACCATATTTTAACCCTTAAAAACCACCTCGCGGCTGTTACACCGCAAGGTGTTGTTGCTTAAGACAAACGATACAGCGTCCAAGTTGCAGTCGCAGTCCGGCGAGCGCGAAACCGCGCCGACGAAATGGTAGAAACGGCGCTATTAGCTGCAACCGTAACGTTGCCAACCGCAGTCCAGCCCGTACCAACCGCAAGCGTTGCATCTTCAGCGTCCACCGTCGAAATGTTAATGACGGAAAAATCAAAAGATGCGTTGTTCTGCATGTTGGTGAAGGTTGCGTCCATCAGCGTCCCGGTAGGGAGCGTCAGGGTGCAAGCCGCAGCGCCTGCCTGGTTGACGGTAAGAATACCCGCTGCCAGTTGCGCTACGGTCAGCGTTGCGGTAACCGAGGCGGTTGCCGGTGTATTTTGCGGAATAAATTCCATTTCATTCTGGTTGCCATCGGTAAGCTGATAACCACCACCAACTGAGGGAAGTGCCATGATTGAATCTCCTAAAATGTTAAGTTGCCCCCGCGCTAAGCGGGAGCGGTTTGTTTAGCCCCACATCCGGCAGGCCATCGGTGGGCGAATGGTATTAAAACCATACAGCACATCGACACGGCAAGGCATACGGTCGTTGTTAATATCGTACTGACGCACGATACGCATCGAGATACCGTTATGCACTTGACGCGAAGCCATATCGACACCTTGCGGAAGCAAGAGGTCAGCCGTAGCCAGCGTGATTGCATTCTTGTGATAAACCAAGTTTTGCGGATACACGGTAGACGCGGTTCCGACAAACGTAATAACCGCAGACGAGGCGGGGAAACTATCCACCGTTGCCAGCGCGTTTGTTGCGGTGTAGATGGCCGGTGAAATAGCAAGGGTCATCGTGGTGTTGGACGTAACGCTGTTATCCGCAGTCACAACAAACTGTTGCAAGCTACCAGTGCTAAGACGGGTTTGCGGGTTAACCGCATACACGGCGGCAATGGTAAATATATCGCCTTGTTTAACAGTTTTGGTGCCGCTGCTAAAGCTAATGTCCAGCGTTGCTTGCCCTTGCGTTGACACAGTGGTGGCAACGATAGGCGAAGCCGGGAAGTTGCCCGTGGTGTGGTTGACAATCGACTGCGACATGTTCATTTCGTCGTAGCCGAGAACACCCTCACCCATCATGCCGGTCTTGAACTGGCGGGAAATCGTGCCAGCCGGGTTGAAGAAACCACTCAAGCCGTTTACTAGGCCAGCGTTAGCGGCAGGGTTTACGGTTGCGTAGCGCGGCGACATAGGCGTAGCCGATTCGTTCAGCTTCTGCTGCGCTTGCAACAGAACCAGAGCGGTGGCAGGCGTGGTGCCGGGAGTGCCTACGGTGTTGAAAATAGACTTGTAGGCGTTAGCAACGTCAGCATCTACACTCGACGCCAATTGGCTGATACGCGGCTTCAGAACACGTTCCGCAAAGTCATCCAACTGCATCGTCAGTTCGGCGCTGGTGAAGTTGATGCCAATGTGCTTCTGGCTTGATACCGTCAGCGTGGTGTATTGCTCGTTGTCGTCCTGAACTTGCAGGGCGGCCCCGTCAGTCACCAAGGCACGATCCGGCAGACGAATCCGCAGGGTCGAGCCGATCTTGGCACCTTCAACAGCGAAGCTGTCGTCGTACTCTTTGTTGCAATTGCGCGAAATAACCAGGTTGTTCTCGAGAATTTCAAGGCACTTCCTTGTTATCATATCGATTGTCAATAATGAATTAGACACTTTGTGTTTTCCTTTAAGGATGTTAGAAGTAAGATTCTTCTAGCGGGTTCTCGCTTCCTGCTTTTTCACCTGTCTTGCTCTATCAGCTTCAATCCACTGGCTTGTGGTCATGGTTTTTATTGACCTTGGGTCTGTGGTATCAAAACTGCCGGAGTGACCTCCGCGAGCGGTAACAGGTGAAATCGGCGCAGGTGCGCTGGATGTACGTTTTGTTACGGGTTCAGAAGCAACCTTCGCTTCCAATCTTCCTATTTCTTTGGCCTGCAAGAACGGTTCAAGTCGAGAAATGCGGTCAGCTTCCTTGGGGTTTGTGCCGAGATAGTATGCAATATCCGGGCCGTTATCCGAGGCTTGAATTGTCTGAGCCATCACGTTAGTAATCGGTAGCTTGGGGTTGTACGCAACTTGTTCAAAGTCCTCGTATTTGCCCCGCGCATCTTCTTCCTTTTCGTGATAGTTACCAAGCAACTCCTGTTGCTGTTTCGCGTACTGTTGCTGGTGGACAATCTGCGCTGCCTTGGAAGTCGTCAGTGCGTCAACGTATTCCTCGGTCGTCGTAAACTGTTCCGGCTTTACATGCTCTACAGGGACGGGCTTTGGTGCTTCGGCCTGCCTTGCTTCGCGTTCCCACTTTCGCTGTTCTCTTGCAAGCCTCTTGCCGATGGCTGCGTCTAAGTCCTCTTGTGTGAATACCTTAGACTCAACTTCGGGTGCTGCTTCCGGCGCTGCTATCTCAGGCTCAGGTGCTGCCGTAGCGACCTGTTCCGGCGCGGGTACTTCCGCTATTACTTCTTCAGACATGGCTTGATTCCTTGGAATCCCTGGCGTTCCGCGCCAGTGCGGTTATTCGTAAACAAAAGTCAATTCCATCGTGCCTGTAGCCAACACATACAGGCCACGGCTAAATCCAATACCGCTATCAGCCCCACTCAACGGATAGTTCTCGCTGGCTTGCGGGGTTAACAGGCTAATAATTGTGCCATCTGCTGCTGTCTGGGTTGCGGAATCATGCACAGTCACGCGAGGCGTGGCGGATGCAGAGCTACAAAATATGCCCTTAAGTTTTCCAAATCCCACCTTAATAGTGGTCTTGTTTGGCACACTGGCAGTCACGCTCAACTGATAATAATGGGCCATGTTTGTTCCTATTCGTAAATGAACGTGACACCAACGGTGCCGCTGATCACTACATACAAGCCTTTGTTAAACCAGATGCCGCCATCATCCCCAGTTAGTGAATACATTGTATGCGCGCCGGGTACAAATTCCGCAATTATCGTTACCGCGTTTGTAGCCGCAGTCGCCGAGTCATAAACCGCAATCGTGGGCGTGGCAGATGCAGTGCTGCACATAATGCCTTTGAGTTTACCGGCACCAACTTTGATTTGCGTGGTTGCGCTGATGTTCAGGTAGTTTGAGGCCATGATTTATCCTATGCCAAGAAGCGCAATTTGTACAAGGTTCGCAAGTAGACTTCTACGATATTGTCTATAAGTTGTTGCAATGAGGTATCCGACTTATCCACAACGTCATACCGAGCCGCTTCAATTTCCTTCAACTGATCTTCCAGAAACTCGATGATGTTGGCTGTTTTCTTGGCTGACATAAGCGAGATAGGGCCAATCAGACCATGCCGCCCTTGGTAGGCTTCGGCAAAGTCGTCAGCAGCGCCTACGATACGTTCGTAGAAGATGTTCAAGGCTACATGCTTGGAGTAGCTGCGGGTGTTGAGGTGGACGCTGTGCGCTACGTCTCGCGCTAAGAACAGCATCCCCATAAAGTCGGTGCATTTCACTGTGGCATCCCTTGCGGTGGCGGCATTTGTTCCATATCCGGCGGCATCTGTTGCATGTTCTGCATCATGTCTTGCGGCATCATGTCTTGGTCACGCCCCGGCATCTCGTTAATCAGATCGCCCGACGTAATCATGCCGTGGACGGTGCCCATAACGATGTCTTGAATCTGCTCTGGCGACATTCCGGCCTGCACCGCGCTGATACGCTTAGTCTCCGCGTCGTATGCTTTGACTTGGCTATCAAACTCTTTAACCTTCAACGTCTGCGCTTCCATCGACTGGCTGACGTTTTGTAGCATCTGGTGCATCTGCTGCATTTCCTGGCCCATCGCTTGCATCTGCTGGTTAGCCGCTTGCAGCGCCGGATCGTCCTCGTCAGACAGCAGCTTGGGGTCGATAGTCTTGGCAAACCGCGCTGCCATCTCTTGCGCGCCCGGCCAGTCCATGTGCTTGATGAACAGGTCGCCGGCCACAGCCCACAGTTGCGGGTTGCCTTGCAGCAGTTGGCTCATGGCGTCGAGCGATTCCTGCCGCTTGGTCATGTAGCTCGGGCCAACAGTCACCGCAACGTCGTACTTGCCGACATTGGGGTTGTAAATCTTCTTGATAACGATGCCTTGCTCGTTCTGAATCTTCTTAACCGGCATCGGTTGCATCGGGTCGATCATGGCTTGGTCAGTTTCACCGTCCATGCCGATAATCCGCGCAATGCGTTGCGTGTCGTATATCTTTGGAATCAGATCCACCAGTTGCCGGGTCGCGTAGCGAATAGCGCGCGCCAAGTTGTCAACGTAGTGGTATGTGCCGGTGTCCGACTGCTTTTCCCGCGCCAGAATAGCCCGCCCCGAGCGTTCGTTGCTGGTGGCGCCAAGACTGCTATCGTACTGCCCGGTTGCGCTCTTAATGTCATCGGCGGCGCCTGCTTTGGCTTGCAGCAGGCCGCTGGACGCCATCGGCGGCTGTGAGCGTTGCGGCAACGGCAGCACGCCGCCTTGCCCATCGGTCACATCTGGATTGACTTCAAGGTACGGCCAGTTGTTGATGTTGGCCGTTTTCCATTGCTGCTCGTAGCCCTCAAACTGACCGCCGTAGCCAATAAACGGTGCTTTGGGTGCCAGCGCCAGCATCTCGGCTTCCTGGCTGACCCAATAGTTATACATGCGCTGCGCGTCTTTGGCATTCCGCACCAACCCGCTAACGTACATCCGGCCATCAATCTCAAATTCGTTGCCAATTACGCGGATTACGGGGATGTATTTGCCCGCCCAATCGCGTTCTTCCAGCACCTCAAAGCCGTTGGTTTTGCACCATTTAACCGTCCGAACGTCTACATCACGGGTTTTTGTTGCAGCCAAACCCATCATTTCAATTTGCTTTGCCTCCGGTGACCCCGCCATTGCGGTCATTCCACCGGGGTATTGATTGAGTTTCTTGGCTTCGTGCTTGATGTAGAAATACTCGGCAATCCTCACCGTGTCTTGGTTAATCCACGCGTTCAGTTGCCCGTCGCCTACGCCGTATTGCAGGCTGGACAGCGTTGCCGCGTTGGGAAACTCACGCTCGTACGCGTCTTTGGTGATTTCTTGATTGATGAAGCACCACTCAGCATCCGACCCGCAGGGGTCTTGAATTGTCGGATCCATGTACACGCTGAAACTGTCACGAATACGCCCAATCCGCAGGTCTTGCTCAAAAGTGCTGTCGTCGCAATACTCGGTCAGGATGCGGAAGTAACCTTCACCAAACGTTACCTGGTTGTCGCAGGCGGTGTCATAAGCTACGTCAGCATCCGAGATATACTCAATGTGCCGCACCAAACCGTTGAATATCTCGGCAACCTCAATGTCGGCCTTGTCGTCAGCCGGTATCACCTTACCCGAAGGCCGGTTCTGCCGCTGGTCGTTGGTCACTTGCAGCACATGCTGCGGCAGCTTGTTAATAGTCAGGCATGGCCGAGCGTTGATCGTCTGTCCCTGCACCGAGCCGCGTGTCGCCAGCACATCAGCAGGCCACTGCCACTGGTTGTCGGGGCTTGCAGCACGAAAGCGCAGGTCGTCCAGTTCGTCCTCACGGGAATCCGAATACGCGGAGATCGCCATCGTCAGGCGGGTACGCATGGTCGCCAGCATCTCGCCGTTGTCACGGTCAGACTTGGTGCCGCCTGACGAGACTGCGCCTGCTTCGTTGATGCCTGTGTCTTGATATGCCACTATTTAGCCGCCCCGTAGGATTCAACGTCTTGTTCCATAATTTTATGCATCCGTTGTTCCGCCGCCAGAGCGTCTTTCACCGACTTGTACTCTGGAAAGGTTACGCCGCTTTTGGTTGCAAACTTCATCGCTTGCGGTACGTCCCTAATTTCACCGTGCCAATACGTTGGGAGGATCATTGCGCCGCCGCTTGGCGTATCCACAACAGAACCCATGAACGTAGTGGTCGAACCATCCGCGTTCTTTAACCCCGTGCCGCCGGTCAAATGGTTGCGATGATATTGCAAAGCCGCCTGTTCGTTAGGCGTAAACTTTGAAATATCAACGAATTTCGGATCAGCCACGCCCTGCCTTCTTTTTCATCATCGCGCCGCGTTTGACTGCGGATGCAATGGCAACGGCCTGCTTGACCGGCTTGCCCGCAGCGACCTCGGCCTTGATGTTCTTACGGAAGGCGGCGGGTGACTTTGACTTGACTAGGGGCATGGCTACCTCTTCTTCGCAGTTTTGGCCGACTCTTTGAACGCCTTGGCAGTCGGTGCGCCGGGTGCGCCGGGCTTACGCATCTTCTCTTTGCTGCCCGTAGCGATGCGAGCCTGTTTTGCGTTGATGTTGGCGTAGAGTCCAGGTTTCATGTCAGCATTTCCACCGTTTAAGAGAGGCTTTTGCACGTTCTGCCGGGCCTTTGGCCTTGGCCACCACGCCAGACATTCGGGCGCAAAATGACGCTTTGCGGCCCTTGTCGGCGGCAGTCTTGGGGCTGGGCGCCGGGGCTTTCAGATTGCTGCCCGTTGCCGCATTGTACTTAGCCCTACCCTTGGCGGTCAGGCCGGCGCCCTTGCTA